GAGTTTGGACAGCACCGCATGTGGGAAAGGGGAACCTGGAACGACGGAAGGGGGGATTCAGCCGCAGAAGCCCTTTGATTTCAACCCGTCCAACAGCCAACGCCGGCTAATTTGGACAGCACTGGTTCGAATTGGATCAGATCGCCGTATTTCATTTCTCAATCTTGTCTGGCATACTCACTGGAATCGTCAAGCGTAACAACCAGCAAGTCCTCAATGGGGTATCGCCGAAACTCCGGGTGCTCGGGAGCCGCGTACATCAAGCGCCCGCCGCTCACGGTGCCCAGCCAACTTGCGACGACCGTTCGGTTTCGCGAAATGCGCTGCAACAACCGAAGGGGATCTTGCTTCAAAACCGGGCTGAACAAGACTTCGGTGTTGTCGAGCAGTGTCATCTCCGGCGGCAAGCCAGCAACAGTTTCCTCCAATATAGTCGGAATTTGTAGTACACGCTGACGCTCGGTAAGCTCCAGGAGGCGCTGTGAAACCTGGGCCCCCACGGGCAGAACCGGTACCTTTTCCGCCTCGCCGATGGTCCGAAGCACTGCGGTCTTGCCGGCTCCGAAAGGTCCCACAACGAGCACGAGGCGGTTGTAGAGATCGGAGATCCCTGCGAGGAGCCCGCGAACACGGTCCACGGCGTGCTCTTTTGTCATCCGATCCTGTTCTCCTTGGTCCCGGCGGCTCCGCTCTTGACCCACGCGTCTACTTCGTCCCTTCTGAATTTCCAGAGACGCCCGGCCTTGTGAGCCGGCAGACTTCGCCGGACGATCCACTTGTAAACGGTGTCCCGTTTGACGCCGAGATACCCGGCCAGCTCATCGACAGACAGCCAGCGCTCTGGGACCGAGGGGGTCAGCGAATCGCTCATTAGAGGTTGTCCAATAGATCAGATTACAGCAGAATCAATCCAAATGTATACAAACGCCCGTGTTCCTATTGAATGAGGAGCGTGGACGGCTGCGCATCCGCCAGCGTGGGAGGTGCTTCCGGAGTGGACGGAGGCGTTACGGGCGGTCTCACCCCTGTCTCCTTCTTCCCGGCTGCCGCCAACTTCTCCTGGATGCGCCGCGTCAGTTCGTTCTGCCGCTCGGGCGCCACAAATGTGTATTCGCCGGTCATCTCCAAGTCGGCGTGGCCGGCGATCTTGGATGCCTCGATCGCGCTGCCGCCAACCTCCTGGCGCCACGTGATGTTGGCGCGGCGGAACGAGTGGGGTCCCAGGCCGGCGAAGTCGCAGCCGTCAGCGGCGGCCGCCTGATGCAGGGCGTCGCGCACGCCGGAATCCCACATGGGCCGGGTCTTGTCGCGCTTCTGGTGGAACACCCAGGACTCCGGCTGGGCGCGATCCTCGGCGAGCTTCTGCCGGAAACGGTCGACCAGGTTGCCGATGCCCAGGACGCGGCGGCTATCCTCGCTTTTGGGCCGGCCAACGTCTTGCTGCCACACGCGCTGCTCGATTTTGATAGTCCCGGCGTCGAAGTTTACGTGCTTCCACTTGAGGCCGAGCACTTCGGAGATGCGTGCGCCCGTGGCGATGCAGGTCTCGATGATCAGCTTATTGGGTTCGTCTAGCCGCGCCAGCACGCGCGCGGTTTCCTCGAAGGTTAAGATCCGGCGCTCATACTTATGCCGCTTCTTGCCGAGCTTCGCCTTGCTCGCCGGGCTGCGCTTTCCTTCCTCCCACAGGCCGTGGCCTTCGGCGTAGTAGAAGACGCGGCTCATGATCGCGCGCGCGCCGTGCATGGTCCACCAGGAATCGAAGGTCGTGTGGAGCCAGTCCTCCACCGCTTTGGGCTTGATCTCATTCAGCCGCATCTTGCCCCACTTCGGCACGATGTAGTTCTTGAGGAAGAAGGTCTCCTTCACGCGCGTCGGCTTGGCGATCTGGTTTTCGCGGCCGAGATAGCCCGCCTCGTACATCTTGGCTACTTCACCGAAAAGCGCCGCGCCGGTACTCACCGCCTGCTGGACCGCCTGTTCGACCGTGGGGGCGTTTAGCTTCAACAATAACTCGTCGCGCTTGCACTCGGCCTCTTTGCGCGGGATCTTGTTGTCGCCGCGACTGGGTGCAATCCAGTGGCGTTTCCGAACGGTGCGGACGCCGCCATCGGCGGAGAACTCGTCCTCCCAATAGCGGATGAACCACCACCAACCAAGCTGGCGGCTCCTCAACGCCTCGTGCACCTTCGGGTGCTGCACTCTCGGTTTCACTCGCAAGCCTCCGGTCAGCAGCCGGAGGGTACCTTCGAGCTCCATAAGCTATCAAGTCCAATCTTCTTAACGGCCTACGCAACCAGAACCGCTGCCGCGTCGGAGGCCTTTTCCGCGATGTACAACGCCTCGCGCGCCCGTGTCATGCCCACGTAGAACGTCCGGATTACGGCATCGCGCGGCGGGCCGAAGCGCTGGTAGGCCGCGTCGCCCGCTTGGCTCAAGTCCGGAAACAGGAACACCACATCCGCCTCGCCGCCCTTGACGGAATGGATCGTGCCGACGATCACGCGCGGCGGATCGATGAGCGCCTGCGGTCCATGGGAGGCGGCAACACGCGAGGGGTAATCGGCGCGCTTCTGCACATCGGTAGTTAAGTGCCGGCGCCACCAACCAAGCAGCTCCTTCCAGTCGCCCTCAAAACACGCCAGCAACTCCTCAAGCGCGCCAGCTTCAAAGACCTCGTCGAGATCCGCGATTGTTACCGGTTGGTCTGGCGGCGCCTTCCCCAGCCGCTTCTTCGCGCCTTGCTTCAAGATCCCCTTTGAGTACAGCCACTCCGCCCACAGAGCAAGATCGGCTCCGGTCCAAGCGCGCTGTGGTTCACCCAGATCGGGGTGTGCAGCAAGCAATGCGAGGATCCGGTTCGCGGTCGAGCCGCGCCGGCCGATCCGCAGCGGGTTCCAGAAACCGTTCGATTTCCGGTATGGGTTCTGGAAGGGAATGCCTTCCTTGCGCAGCACATGGATCAAAGGGGCGAGCATGTAAGAGCAGCTCGCCAGGAACATCACCGTTTGGCCGTGTTCGAGGTGTGCAACAGCAGCCTTGAGAATGGCGTACTCGGTTGATCGCCAGGTTCCGCATGCAAGGCCGTACATGCCGTCGGCAGGACGTGGCACGTACAGCTTTTCCTGCCTGCGCGTGACCTGGCGAATGAGCTTGTCGGCGGCGAGGTGAATCGCGCGAGGAACTCGATAGCTCTGCTTCAGGATGATCTTGTGGCTTTCAGGTATCTCGGGGTCGAGGACCGCGTCCGGCGAGGCGCCCGTGAACGTCATAATGGCCTGATCGTCATCGGCCGCCAGGATGAAGTAGTTTGCGCGCTCGCCCCACCGGCGGATCAGAGTCAACTGCATTCGGTTCAGATCCTGGGCCTCGTCGGCGAAAATCACCGCCGGGCGTTTGGGCGCGAACGGGACATCCCGCAGTGAGACTTCAATCAGATCGCAGAAGTCCAGCAGGTCGTGCGCATCCTTATACTGCTTCCACCTGGCAGAGAACTCCCGCACGTTCGCCGGCCACCACTCCGGCGGGATCATCATTCCGCGGTAACGGTTCAACTGCTGAAGCCAGACATCGCCCTCCTTCTCCTGATCGTCATCGCCCTCGACGGCGTCTTCACCATCGAGCCGGCCGTGTTTCTTGACTGGCGTGATTTGAAGGTGCGCGTTCTCGCGGTTCCATTCCGCGACGTTAGCCTCGGCGATCTCGGGCGCCCCGATGGCACGGTAGCAGTGTGAGTGCAACGTGCCGATGCGGTCCGGGCTGATCGGCAGGTCTCGCCCGGCGAGTTCCGCCGCGGCCGTCCGGGAAAAGCTGGTGACCAAAACGGAGTCCGGTCCGAAGCGCTCGACCGCACGACGGATCTGCCTCGTCAAGTTCGTGGTCTTGCCCGTCCCCGGCGGCCCAAAGATGCGGTACTCTGCCGTGATGGAATGGTCCTGGGCGCCGATGCCATCAAGCGCGCCGGTCACAGCCGCCTGTGTCTCAGTCGAAACCGGCATTGCTGGACTCCTTGGACGGGATCGCATAATCGGCTGGATTGAACTCATCCGTGGGAAGAAGCCACCGGCCCTGCTCCCGGTTCTTTGCGGTGCGCACCCGAATATTGGTGGCGCCGATCGCCGCCAACATCGATGCGACTGCCTTGACGGAGACGTTTTGAAGGAACGTCTTGTTGATGAAGAGCTGGAAGTCGGCGGAATTGACCGCGATCCGGTCATCGATCAGCATGGGCCGGCGAACCGCATTTGATGGCTGTCCATCGATCGCTGGAATGAAGGCGACATCCGTCAAATACTGCTCCAGATACATGAGCGCAGCGCCTTCCAGTTGTGTTTCCGGACCGCCCTCCTCCTCGATGAGGGCGTCCAATATGCATTGAGCGAGCTGGTCCCACTGCTTGGGCTTGAGGCGTTTCGTCAGCTTGTTGGTCGCGGTGGCGATCGCCATCCGCACGCTGTTTTGGTCAAGCAGCTTGCCGACGTTGGCAAGCTCGATCTTCGCGTTCTCCAGAACGAGCTGATACGTGGGTTCCTTGCCGGTGACCTTCACGATGCGCAGAATGCGGACCCCGAGAACACCCGAGATGTACTCGCACATCGCTGCCTTTGCAGCCATTGGGTCCATGACCGGCGGCGGTTGTTCTGGTGGCTCGTTATCAGGCGGTTGCAGCGGCGCCGGCTGAGGGTTGGCTGGGAGCTCGGGCGGGGCTGCCGGCGCGGGTGCGGCGTCGGGAGTTGGAGGCGGCGGCAGGGCGCCATTCCCGTTGCTGTGCTCGGCCGCTTTCGCGAGCGTGCGCTCGAAATAGTCCGCGCGCGTGCGCTGCTTCTGCCCGTGCATTCGCCGATGCTGGATGATCAGATCGACGATCTGCTGCGCGCTCAAGCCTGCGTCCATCCCGAAATCAGCGAGGGCGAGATCGTACCCGCTTTGGCTTTGATCCTTGAGGTCATGCCGCTGCCGGAACCAAGTGTTCCGGAAACGCATGTCTACGTCGATCCATCGCTTGATCAGGTTCTCTGGAAATTCCGCCTTCAGATTGATGACGATCGATGAATCTGCTGGCTGCGCCTCCGGCGCGGCGGCCCTCTCCTCACTGCTTTCCTGTTTCGGTATGCCGAGCTGATCGAGGTAGTCCTCCAGGTCCGAGAGGTTGTAGCGGCGGTCCGTGACCTGATGAACCGTCACCGGCTTGGGGCGGGCAGGATCTTTGTGATTGAGCGTTCCGGGGACGCGAAGCACGCGGGCGAGGTCTGCCAGACGGTCGAACGCCCAGCCGCGGTTGGCGGCATTGAAGCGCAGCAGAGTCTGCCACCGCAGAACGACCGATGCGGCCCGCTTGCGTTCCTGGTCCGTGTCGAACAGGTACGGCTCCTTCAGCAGCCACCAGGCGTGCGCGCCATTTCCCGTGGCGACGACGACACTGGGCGGCATTTCGAGCGGCACCACCGAGAGTGCTTGCTCGATGCTCGCGGGCAGAGACTTCCTCGAGTGGGCCCTGGAGAGCACGTCGAAATCGGCCCAGGCGGCGGTCAGACCCGCGACCTGATCTGCCGGGCATCGCTGGGATGGGCCGTAATCCCGCCGGGCGAGGCCGACTCCGACGTACACATCACGCCCGGTGAGCGCCTCCACCGCCGCGGCTGCAGCGTCAACTTTGTTGAACCAGCGTGAGCGTTTGTCTGGCAGCGTCCAGACGAGCATGTACAGCTCTTCCGGCTTGCCGGCGAACAACTCGTTAAGGAACCACCGTGGGCTACGCTGTTCGGCCATCCTCACCCTCCGAAGCGAACAGCGACGCCGTGATCGCGCGATGCGATCGCGCCTTGCGAGGCTGCGCGGGCGTCGATTCCGGCTGGGGCACTGGCGGTGTGACGCGCGGCGCCTCGCGAAATGCCTCGACAGGTTTTGAGGCGAGCCACTTCTCCCAGCTCACGAAGGCCTCGCCGTTCCAGCATCCGAGGAGGATGCCTTCCTCCATCGGCGCGTCCGGCGGGATGTCCTTGAGCGTGAGGGGCGCTTTGGGTGGGTCCGCAGTCGCCCCGGCTTTGCGCCGGCGGTGCTCACGGAGGGCCTCGATGCTGTACGGCACTGCGCTCATCGATGTCCTCCTCCCCCGCCGACGATCCGCAGCGCATCCTCGACCGAACGCGCCACGCCGGCCAGTGCTCCGGCGGCCGCCCACTGGCGTAGCCGCGCCTCTTGGAGCGGAGTGGGGGCGTCACCGCCTGACCGTTTGACTTCGATTTCGAAATGGCGGCCGTTCACAGTGCCGTACAGGTCTGGGTCGCCGGCCACGCCCCAGGTGCTGCCGTGCCGCTTGCGCACCACCACGCCAGGTGTCGATCGCAAGGCCCGGATGATCTCGCTCACCAACGACGACTCACGGGTTGTGCGCTTCATTCATCCACCTCCAGGCCCAGTGCCCGTGCGATCGCCAGCGTGATCGCCCGCGGTTTGGATTCGTGGCGCGCTTCGCCGCCGCAGCCGCGAATTCGGACCTGAACCGAGAAGGCGCCTTCAGCGCCCGCGCCCATGCTGTAGTGCTCCGGCTGCGCCTTCTCCAGGAGGCGGAACGCATCTTCGAGCCGCTCCAGCGGCTGGAAGCGCCACCGCGGAATCCAGCTCCGATTGCCGACCAGATACCGGTCCGGCGCGACGCTCCAGCCCATGACCCGCTCGGCAAGCAACGCAGTCACGTTTTCTGCGGTCATCGGCCCCCTCCCCGGATGTCAGGGAACTTCTCGGGCGCAGGGCCGTCGGTTTTCCAGAACAGCTTTCGCAGTGGCCGGCCGTCGCGATAGTAAAGCCACGCCTTGAAGAAGAGGGCCACGATTTCCAATTGCGGCAACTTGGCCTTGGCGCGCCGGTCCGCCAGCAACCGTTCGCGAAGGTGATACACCGGGTTGTCGGGGCTGAGGTTCAGCCCGTGCGCCAGTTCGTCGAAGAAGCGGTCTGCCAGGGTGCGGTTGTGCTGGGCGAATGCCCAATAACTGAACCCGACGATCCGCGGAGCGGCGATCTTGCGGCCGAGCAGCCTGGCCTTGGCCACGGCTGCCTCCAACCCGGGCAGGGTGCGGGCCGCTTCGACAATCTGGGTCTTGGTGGGCTGGCAGCGCGGATCGTTCAAACGCTCGATACCGTGTTTCCGATGCAGGATGATCAGGGCCGCCACGGCGCAGGCGCAAGCGGCGTTCTGAACGCCCTCAAGATGGGCGATGTGGCCGGCTGTTCTGGCTCTGCCGATGTCGATGGTCCGGATGGCGTCAGGCGCCAAACCGAAGATCACATCGGTCTCGAATGGTACGCCGGCTTCGATGCAGGCGTGGAGCCGGTGCTGGCCATCGATGAGGTTGCCCCCGGTATCGAACCGGATGGCATCACCGTTGTACTGCCAGCGGCCATCGAGCATGTCCACCATGTAGGCGATCACCAGGTCGTCGCTCAGCGGCCGGTTGTGGACGTTGCGCTCAAGCCACTGCCTGCACACCTCCGGCGTCACTCGCATCCGTATCCTTCGTGATGTTTGAGTCACCGGCGGCGAGGGCTGCGGAGCGCGCTTCGGCTGTACAGAGTTCAAGGAATTCACGTGTTTGCTCCATCAGTGCGATGATGTGGTCCCGATCGTCTCGGGAGGCTGTTAGACCGGCGAGATCGCGCGCGGCGACCCCGCAATTCGCAATCGTCTCGACGGCCCGGAGAAAGGCATCCAGTGGGTCCTTACCTCGCCTGCGCGAGGCCCGCTTCCCCGTCCGGCGGGTGGCCCGTTGCTCGTAGGTCTTGCCCAGGCGGGTGACCGTACGGGTCGCCATCTTCGGAATTTCCGAAGATGCGCTCAACCGGGCCCTCCAGTTCCGGACCGTCGCCTCGTCCACGCCGACATGGCGGGCGATGGCGTTGTTGCTCATCGCCGCCGCACGAGGATGAAGCAGCGCGGCTTTCACAGCTCGCTGCTTGTCCTCATTCGTGCGGCGCAGACCGTTGGTCTTGTTCGCGCTGAAGCTGTGCCACCGGGCATCTTCCAGAGTCCCCTGGCGCAGCTCGCAGGCGATCGTGTCGAAGCCTGCGGCGAAGGCCGCCTTGAGGCGGTGAAAGCCGTCCGCGAGCCAGTAGTTCTCGCCGTCGTAGTAGACCACCAGAGGCGGGAACTTCGCGCCGGCGCCCATGGCCTCGGCGTAATCCTCGACGGCGTCAAAGTCGAGCGCCGTGCGCGGCTGGGTGCCGCCGTCGAGGCGGATCTGGCTGATCGGCAGTTGGACGGAAGCGGCACTCATGGGCGCGCCTCCAGGTCGAGGTTGATTTCGCGTTTGACCTTTTGGGTTTGGTGGAAGCCGTGCTCGACGCCCTCGCCAATCGCCCAGAACCAGCGGCCGATGCGACGGAGCAGGCGCGCCAGGCCGATCCAAAACCCGAACCGCGCTCCCCGGCGCGGCTGCGCCAATACCACGAGCACCACCAGCACGAAAATGGTCACCACTAACAACGCGCCGTTCGTCATGGCATCACTCGTCGTGGACCTCGCTGGCGTCAAGATCCACGGCCATCCGCTGCACCAGCGGCTTCAGCATCTCGTGGTACTCGCGGGCACGGTCAACTTCGCTGGGCGTAAGGCGGCGGACGAAGCTCAGCACCGCGCGGCTGTAAGCGATGCCTTGTGCGTTCTTCGTCCGCTCGAGGCCAATGCGGGTCACGACGGCGTAGTAGGGAACGCCCTGGGAGGTCAGCTTCAGCAAATACTGCTTGGAGGCCTTCAAACTCGTCGGCGGCAGCGTGACCACCTCGGGCAGGAGCTGGCTGCCACGGAGCACGAAGAGCTGCTTGATCTGCTTGCATGCCTGGCCGCGGCTTCCGGGCGCGCTGCCGTACACGGCCAGCGGGCAGGTGATGCAGGCCCCGCCGGGCTTGCCCGAGCCGGTGACGCTGTCGGTCGAGTAGCAGTCCGGCGGTTGGTTGCCACCCGTCTCGCTGATCGGCTGCGAGTAGTAGGCGCGCGTGTCGCGGGCCAGCACGATGACACCTTCGATCTGTGGCTCCATCGACTCGCCCTCCAGCGTGGGCACGGTCCACTGGGTGCCGCCGCCGGCGGGGATCTTGATGCGCGGCAGATCGAACTCCGACAGGTTCCCGGAGCCGATGTTGGTGCTGAGCGCGGCGCTGATGTCGCCGAGATCTGTGTGGAAGGCCAGGATCTCAGATTGCGGTTCGGATTTGACGAGTTGTTTGGACATGGTTATGCCTTTCTGCTGCGAAGAGAATGAACAAACGAAACCTTGAGCGTGCCGGAGAGCGGCGCCGGCAGCGCGGCGCGCACGTCTTCCTCGGTAAACAGGCGCTGCTCCTGTTCGCACCGCAGCCGCGCTTCTTCGGCGACCTCCCGCACGAAGGCTTTCAAGGACTGCGTGTTGTAGTTCTCGGAGATGTATTGCCCAAGTTCGGAGGCCTTCAGCGCCGCAATGACCTCGGCGCGGTCGTTCAGCGGGCCGGCGTAGATCTCCTGCGCGAGATAGACCTGGCGGCCATCCATGCGCAGCGAGTTAACGCCGTCATTGAGGAACTGGGGCACGAGCGCCTGCTCGAGGTCGTCGAGCCGGGCGGCCACGGCCTTCAGTTCCGAATCGAGGTCGCGCTTGCGCTTTTCGAGCGCGACAAACTCTTTGAGCTGCTCCATATTCATGGTGGTTTATCCTTTGATCTCGGCCAGGATGGCCTGAATGACTTCGGCGCGCTTTTCGAGCGCGCGCAGAATCTTCTCGTCGACGGTCTGGCGTGCGACGAGGTGAATGTGCTCAACCGGGCGCGTTTGTCCGGGCCGGTGCACGCGGGAAAGTGCCTGGTCGTACTCGCCCAAGGAAAATGAAAGCGAGTAGTAGATCGAGTAGCGGGCCCGGGTCAGATCCACGCCTACGCCGCCGCTCGAAGTCTGCACGGCCAAAACCTGCGCCTCACCGCTTTGCCACTGGGCGAGTTCGTCACGGCGGCCGGAGAGCTCCAGGCTGGTGTAGCCGAGCGCTCTTGAGGCGTCGTGAACTGCGTCGAGGTCGCCGTGGAACCGGCAGAAGACCACCACAGGCTCGCCGGGGCCGATATCCTCGAGGGTGTCTTCGAGCAGCCGCTGCTTGGCCCAGTCCACGCGCCGGTGTTGACCGTCGTCGGTCTTGAGCCAGCCGCCGGCGATCTGCTGGAGCCGGAGCAGCGCGACCATGGCGTTGGCCACCGTGATCGTCCCGCCTTCAACCTGTGCGATGAAGTCTTCCTCGATGGCCTGGTAGATCGCCCGGCACTCTTCGGAGAGCGTGCAGCGGTAGGTGACGTGGGTTTGCGGCGGCAGGTCGAGCACGTCTTTGCCGACGCGGAACGTGACGCGCCGCATGAGCGATTCCAGTTCGTCGAGGTTCCTGTAATCGGTGACCTGTTTGTTCTGGAAGCCGCCCATGACGGCGTACTTCTGCTTGAAGGCGTTGAACGAGGGGCCGAAGACCGAGGCATCCAGGAACCGGAACTGGGCGTAGACGTCGAGCGGAGAGTGCGGCATCGGAGTGCCCGTGAGCGCCAGGCGATGCCGCGCGTGAACGCGGAGCCGCTTGAAGTAGAGCGAGCCTTTGCCGCCGGGCCGCTTCAGCTTGTGCGATTCGTCGGCGATGACCAGGTCCCAGGTCTGGCGCTCCGCCCAGGAACCGAACGGCTCGCGCCAGATCGCGTCGTAGTTGATGACGGCGATGAAAGGAACGCCCGTCGTTTCTGCCAGACGCAGCTTCTCTTCGGCCAGGCGTTGCTTGCCGGCGACGCTGCCAACCTCCTCATCGAGCGCGGCCACGACCATGGGGATCGCGACGTGCCGTTCGAACTGGGTAACCCAGACCTGGACCACGCGCAGCGGCGCCGCGATCAGCACGCGCATGGCGCGCAGCCCGAGCAGGATCATGCAGGCCGCCAGACTTTTGCCGGTGCCCATGCCCATGGCGAGCATCACGCCGTCGAGGCCTTGAAGAAACCGCTCCATGGCGAACTCGTAGGCGGCGGTCTGGTGCCGCCACGGGCGCGTCTTCAGGCCGGCTGGAAGATCCGGCGCAGCAATGGGGGTGCGCCTCTTTTGTAGGGCGGCATTCTTCGCAGTGAGCGCGTCGAAGCTGGCTGAGGTTGCAAGGTGCGGGATCATGCGCCGGACGATTGCGGCGTGCTGCGGCGTGGCGGGATACGTCCACACCTTCCGTGACACGTCCCACTGGCCTCCTGGAATCCGCCGGCATCGCAGGAGCTGGCTGAATGGTGTCCGAAGGATGATCTTGCCCGCTTCGACGTCCGCGAAGCTTTCAGTGGCCGGCTTGGTCCCGCTGGTTTCCATGGCTGCTTCCTGCGCTCCCGCGCTGGGTACAGCCCAATCTTCGGCGAGACCTATGTCAGTGAATCAATGTCAGCGATGTCAGTGAAAATGTCAGCGCTCAAGCGCGGGCCTTGACGCCGAACTGGATGAACCGCTCGATCCGGTTGGCTTTCTCGCCGCCGTCCGGAACTTGCGGTTTGGACAGCTTCCAGGCGTTTAAGTCCTGGCGCTCGACCATGGTCCACCAGCAGATGTCCTTCAGCTTGCAGCTGTAGCCGGCGAGGCACTTTTTCAACACAACCGGGCGCTCGTTAGGCGGCGTGGGAACGATCTCCTGTTCCCGCCTTGCAGCGATCTGGCGGTACAGATCTTCCACCGTCTCGATGCTGGCAACGAAACCGGAGTCCCCGAGGCGCACCAATTCCTTGAGCGAGTACAGCGCCCGGCCATTGGCCTGCCACGCCGGGTCCTTCGGCAGTGCGCCGGGGAATAGAACGACTGGCGCCGGCGAATTTGCGAACCGCGGAGTTGAATGGAGAATTTCGAGACCGTCCGGCCAGCAGGCGCCCTGAATCAGGAAGAACTCGGCAGCCCTCGATCCCAGACGCCGCTGCCCCATCAGCCAGACCCGTCCGGGCTTTAACTCCAGAACCCCGCCCGCAAGAGCAAAGGCGCCTTTCAGCACCTCGGCGAGGCCGGGGAAGTTCACCTCCCATTGCTGCTGGCGCGCGCGCGGGACCCGCACCACGCCTAACCGCGGACACGAAATCAGGCCATCCGCCCCGTCGTCACCCGGATAGATCACTTCTCCGCTATGCGGCTCGCCGCACGCGTCGCACTGGACCGCTTCGGCATCCTCACGCCGCCGCAGGATGCCCAACGCGAAGATGCGCTCCCGCTCCTCCTCCGGCCACTGGCGGGTCTCGTCGTAGCCGATTACGTGGTCGCGCAGCCCGGCGCGCATCCAGATCTCTTCCAGAGGGCTACGCACAGATCACCTTGGATCGCTCCAGCACGGTGCGAATTCTGCGGTGATCCGGGGTGTCCTTGAGGTTCGAGCTGTTCCGCGCGCTCATGGTGAAGGTCACCGTCTTGGGCCTCGGATTGCCAGTCTGCATGACGGCCTGGAGCGTGACCGAATCGACCTTCAGGCAGTCGAGAGGCAGTTCCTCGCGGTTCAGCCCACGCGCCACCAGGCCGTGCAGGCTCGCCTCCTTCCGCCGGCCATCGACGGTGAACGTTAAGTTGCCGCCCTCGCCATCCGGCACCGCCAGCCGCATCGACCGCATCCGGATCGCCTTGATGCCATCCGCGGGCTCGATGCAAAACCGGAAGGCGGGGTCCTTGAGCTGCTCCAACCTGAAAGCGGGTGTGGTCTCGGCATCGAGTTCGATTTCCTGCCGCAGGATGTGCCGGGCGAACATCTGCGTGAGTTCCTTCTGCATCTGGCAGCCGCCATCGGCGTACAGTTCAAGCCGGCCATCCCTCTCATAGTGGATGAAGACCACGTCGAAGGCCTGCTGCTGGAAGCTGCGCTTCAGCTCGTTGGAGTCCTCGAAGCAGACCACGGCCTTGGGGTAGTCGGCCAGGTAGACCATGAAATACCGCGCCTCACCGCGATCTTCGACCTCGATGTTGCAGAACTCGCCCCGGCCTTGGTTCTTCACGTGATATTCGGAAATCGCCTTGGTGAGTCCGTCCATGGCTGCGGCGCCCGTGTCGGCGGGGACCGCGGGGAGATCGCTTCGCCGGTGCCAATAGCGTTTCAGGTTATCGGCCCAGGCGAACTGGCTGGCGATACGAAAGATCTCAGGTCTAGCCAGCAGGACGCGGAAAACCTTCTCGATGTTCGTGCGCGCCTTGCCCATGACCGGAAGGAGATCCAACCCGCGGGATCGGCCCACGTCGAGAATCGTCAGAATGCCGTTTCGGGAAGCCAGCAGATCCGCGTTCTGAAAATCGACGGTTACGGCTTGCCGCTCATGCCCGGGCAGGGCCACGATTGCGTTATTGAGGAGTTCGACATCGCCGGGTGCTTGCGCCCAGTCGAAATCGGAAAGGAGGTCGCGTTGTTGGAAGTATTCGCCGAGGAGCGGGGTGGGAACGAGACGAAGGAAGTTCTTCTGGTTGTATTCGAGCCTCATGCGTGCAGCTCACAAAGCCGGGAACTGCGCGCACAAGAAACACGTCACAGCGGGCGCAGCCCGCGGAAAGTAGTGTGGGACGAAACGCGCCCAACACGGTACTTGGCGTCATAGCAGACAGCCAGCAATTGTCAATTATACAGAGAACAAAAAGCGAATACGAGAGCCCGTGCAGGTGCGGGCACACACATCGGCCCGGCCTCTACGGATTCGAGTAGAGCAGGATATACCCGAGCGTAGCCCCGTAGGGTGTCTTCACCCTGAGCAGGCCTGCCCAACCGGACGGGTTGTTCGCGGGGCCGAGGTCGGCGAAGCGGTAGCCGTTGCCGGTGCCGCCGGCGAGGATGAGTTCGCCGTTGGCGGTGAGTTCGAGGAGAGTACTGTCGGCCAGGTTCGAGGCGGGGCCGTGGATTTTTAGCGGCGAGGTGGAGGTGTCTGGGGCGGCGATCGTCGTCGGACCGGCGGCGAGGCCGGAGGCGAGGTGCGGCGTTTGGGCGGCCCAGGTGCGGGCGTAGGCTTTCTGCGGGTCAGTGCCCTGCTGGAGGCAGGCGCCCCAGAGGTGGATGTCGCCAGTGGTCCAGTCGTCGCCGTTGGCGGCGTACTGGCGGACCACGATCCAGAGGCCGGTCTCGCCTGCCGCGAGCGTGCCGGTAATCTTGAAGCGCTGCCAGGAGGCCGTCAGCGTCACCTGCGTGGGCCCGGCCAGGTAGGCCGCGTAGGCGTTGTTGACGATCGCCAGCGAGACCTTGCGCGTGCCGGAGGCCGCGCGGGCCCAGATGTAGAAGGTGTAGGCGCCGCCGTCGGCGAGGCCTGCGATCTGCTGTTGGATGACTGGCGTGTTGGTGACAGCGGTGATCACGTCGGCGGTCTGGTTGCCGTCCGGGGCAATGATGGCGTTTGAGGTCACTGAGCATGACCCGCCGTTCTTGTCCCACGTCGCTGCGGCGAAGTCTTCGGAGTGCTTCGCCATGTTCTCGAGCGGGCCGCCGATGGTTTGGTGTGGGCCGCAGTCGATGGGTCCGGTGAAGTGCTCGCCTGCGCGGTTGGCCGGAACGTAGCCGAGGGCGTTGGTGATTTCGCCGGCTTCCGGCGGACTGGCGCTGATGGTCACGCTGACGCGGTCGTTGGCAGCGTCGTCAGCGGCTGCGAGAGAGACCCGGGTGCCTTGGACCAGGTTCAGCGCCCGGCGTGTGCCGACGTCAGCGCCGTCCTTCTGGACCTTGTGCGGAAGCTCGCCGCTCACGATGTCGGTGGCCGTGTGCGTGTGGCTCGGCAGGTCGCCAGCCGCGAGGTTCGCCCCTGCGGTCACGCGGCCGTTGGCATCGACTGTGACCTTCGGATACGTGCCTGGCGACGCGCCGGACGGCGCCATCGACAACACACCCGACTCGACGGCGAGGCCTCCGGCTGGGTCGATCTGCACGATGCCCTTGTTGCCGTAGCCGGCGTCCGGGTAGGAGAACGCGCCGAAGGTCTGCCCGGGCGCGAAGTCGATGATGGCATCGGCGGCGAGGTGATCATTGGCGTTCAGCGACAGGCCGAGATCGCCGGAGCCGTCGGCCTTGCGCCATTTCACAGCTCCGGTATTGGGCAGGCGCACCAAGCCAGTCGCGGCCTTGTTGCCGGACCCGAACTCCGCGCCGTCGACGAAGTTCTTCTGGCCAGTGATCGTAACTGCCCCGTCCTTGCGGACGTAGTTGCGGTTCGACGTCGTGCCGAGTTCCTGCTCGATGGCGACGACGGCCTCCTGAAGGGCCTTGATATAAGCCGACACCATGTTGGCGCGCACGGTAGCTCCGGAGGTGTGCTGCGCCGCGACAGTCCCAAACACCCCGCGCTGGCAGCCGGTGAACTGCGTGGCGGTCTTGCCCGTATAGACGATCAGCTCGTCGTCGATCGAGAGAATCCCGTACTCATCCGGGAAGCCCACGCCGGCGGACTCGACGCTGATCGTCGTGTCGCCAGCATAGACCGGCATCGTGGTGATGGTTTCGAGCGGCTTGGCCGAGAAGGCATCTGCGGGCGAGTAAAGGCTCGATGCATCATCGATCGCGTTCGGGTAGTTGCTCATCCGTTGAACCTCCTCGCGTTCAATCGGAACGTGTTCAGGCGGCTGCTGGCCTCAGGCGCATGCGCCACGGCGACGGGCGCTTCGGGCGAGCGCGCGGCGCGCGGGCGGCGGTACGACACGAGTGTCGCGGTGGATTGCGTCAGTACCTCGAGCGGCACAGGCCTCGAGCTCAGGCAGAACTGATCGAAGGCCCAAAAGCAGAAGGAATAGAGACCGCGGTTGCGCCACATGCCGTAGGCCTCGCGCATCGGCGGATCAGGCGGGCCGTAGATGCCGGCCAGGTACATGCACTCGGACGCCGGGCGGCCGAGCTTCAGCGGAAATTCGAGCGTCTGCCGCATGAGCCGCGCGTTCTTCTGCCAGACGTCGTAGTCAAAGCCCTCTGCGCGGAAATATTTCACGCCGTACGCGGAGGTCTTCCATTCGTTGGGCAGGTTCACGTGGAAATTGAGCGCGCGGAAAGCTGGGTCAGGCGCGGGCTTGCCCTGGTTGGCGTCGAGCGGCCAGAGGCACTCAAACATTGCCGACGGATGGAACCGGCGGACGTAGCTGATCACCTCGGCGCAGTACTCCCAGATGCGGTCGCGCAGGAAGTTGGCGCTCTCGATGTCTTCGTTGGGCGAGTCGGTGTTAGCCAGGAACCGGTGCAAGGGCCGCCCGTAGCGGGCCTGGAACGCCGCCTTTGTATCGTCGTCGTAGAACGGCATGCCGGAGGTGTTCGGGAAGTACCACCACTGCGTCTCGCCGAACTGAAGAACGATCGGCAGGCCCGCGGCCGCGATCTCGTCGGCGCATTCCTTGTACATCTGCTTCAGGTAGGCGCGCACGCGCGGGCCGAAGTGCATCTGGTGCGAGGGGACGGGCAGGAAGACCGGCTCGCCGTCCCAGTAGCGCGCGGCCATCGCTATCGGCGGGCGGTAGCACTCCATTGAGAACGCGAAGCTGGCGTCGATGCCGGACTGTTTGAACTCGCGCGCCAGATCTCGAATCCAGTTCCGCGCGCCGTGAGTCATCACGGGCGAGATGGTGTCGATCATCTCCCAGTCGCCCTCGGCGCCGGGCTGGCCGAGTGCAGGCGTACCGTGAGAAACGCTCAACTGCGGACTGGCCGAGATGGTGAAGGTGTAGCTCGGCGCGCGCGAGCGAATGTAGATTGAGCTGTCCCCGCTTGTGCACCAGACGCCGGGGAAGGTGACGTTGATCATCGCGCGCAGATGGGCCGCGATGTCCTTCGTTTCGAGGCCTGCGCCGGGCGCGAAGTAGAGCGTGGTACCTGATACGTTGACCCACAGCGGCTCATCCGGCTGCCAGGCGCCGATGCTGACAGTGCAGTTCGGGTACGTGGCCTCGACGCGCCGGCGCTTGTTGTTCCAGAAGACGCCCATGTAGACGTCGGCGTGGCCGAGGAAACCGATTTGCTTCAGGTGCCACACGTGCCAGGCGGGCGGCTTCTTGTAGCCGTGGTCGGTGTCGAAGTCGATGGCGAGCGAGACGTCGGGGTAGATCTGCGGCGGGTCCGGCGGGTCTTGCGGCTCGAGTGGCCAGAGGTAGTCAAAGTAGAAGTAGTAGCCGTTGCTCGCCGGGTGCTTCGAGAACAGCGCGCGGATCTCGACCGTGTGCGTCCCGCCGGGCAGCACGGTGGCGAGTCTCTTCATCGCCGCGAGGCCGTTGTAGTCGTTCAGATAGAGATCATGCAGGACGGGCGGGCCGCCGTCGATCGTGACCTCGATCCGCCCAGCATCGCGGCCGAGCCATGTCCCAAGATAGAGATCGTGCTCGCGCGGGTAGGAGTAGCGGATGGTGACGCGCCGCAGGTCTGACGCGCTGGTGGGCGCGCACCGCTTCGCGTGGCCCAACGACCACCACTGCGTGGGCCACGCGGCGCCATAACGGTAGTCTTCCCAGAAGCCCTCGTACCGGCAGCGGCCATCGGATTCTTCGATGCGCGGCGCATCGCCGCCGGCCTTCAGCGTCCGGTCGCCCGTGACGGTGAGGTTCGAGATCCGCACCTGCCACTCGATGTCGGAGCGCGTGCCGGTGATGGTCGAGATCCGCTGGATGCGCGTGCCAGCCGGCCAGGCCTGCGGCGTCGAGGAGTCCTCGCCGCGGCGGACGAGAATGCGGTAATACCAAGTGGCGGGATCGTCAGGGCCGGGCTTCAAGAGGCCGAAGTTGGCGAGGCACGTGATCCGCTCTTCGGCGCTTGCATTGCCCATATAATACTTGAGGCCGGCGAGCATGGCTTCGGCATCCGCGACATGCCATTCCTCTTCCGTGCCGGGCGCGGATGCGGATACAGCGAATCTGAGGAGCCCGCCCGCCGCAAGTCCATACTCGACGTCTTCGAAGCGCGGTGCGAAGGTGAGGTGGACCTTCACGATGTCGCTCGCGGGCACGGGCACGAGCGTGTTGCGGTCTCCATTCAGGAAGCCCGAGAGCGAGGCGAAGGGGAATGTAAGGCGGTAGACGCGCGTGTTGCCAGCGCCTTCGACGGCGGTGGCGCGCGCAGTGGCCCCGAACGCATCGTCGTTCTTCTCGATCCGCACGACCTTGTTCTCGCCGTCGACCGAGACGCGCACCGGCATGCCGTTGGCGTCGCGTCCATACGCGCCCAGTTGTCCCACGAGCCGCAGCTTCAGTTCGGAAGAGGTGTTCGTCGTGGTGAACTGCTCCACGGCGAGGCTTGCGGGCTGCTCGCCGTAATCGGGCGCCGGCGCGTCCACCATGCGGCTCTTCAGCACCAGCCCGAAGTGCCGCGCCCGTGGCAGCACGCGGCACGGGATGTTGTAGAGCTTCCCGTAATGCGGCTTGGTGAAATACGCCGTGAACGTGCCGGGACCCACGGCCAGCACCTTGACCACCTCGTCGTTGGCGCTGCCGATATCGAGGCCGATGTAGTCGCCCACGCGGATCTCGGCCGAGGAGGCGACTTGAGCGGTGTAGATACCCGGTACTGCCCGGCTCAGCGTGGCGGGCGCCGAGCCGCTGTTGGTTGAGACCGTTACGGGGCCGTTCACGCCCGGCTCGAGCGAGACCGTGATGACGTTGCCCGAGGCGGTGCAATCGACGAGGTAGCTCGAGAGGCCGACCATCGAGGCCAGGCGCGAGGCGATGTCGGCCGCGTCGGTGGCGCCGGCCTCCTGGATGCCCGCGCCGCCGTTGTTCACCAGCAGGTAGTGCCAGAAGTTGGGGTCGTCCTGCCACCAGATGGCCTGCTCGCAGGAAGCGACGTCAGGCGCGCCGATGTTGTTCAGGAGCCGCGTTTCGAGGTTGCAGAACGCGATCGCCTCGGCCGAGGAGCAGGACCAGCGCGTGCCCATGAAGTAGACGTGGGCCGTGTCGGTGAGTGCAGGCGTGGGCTTGCCCAAGAGCAGTTCGTCGAGCGTGGCGGCGTCGCGGTCGTGGAGCGAGAAGCCGAAGCTGCCGGGCGCGTAGTCGCCTGCAACGACTGCCGCGTGCTGCATCAGCGGGACTTCGTAGATGTCGCCATTGCCGGTGGTAATCGTGAGCTTGTCCCAGCCGACCGAGGCGTATCGCACGCAGTCGGGCCGTACGGTGCCTTCCTCGCCGTTCACGGGCAGGATCTCCATGTCGTATTGAAGCGTCAATGCGGAAAGATCCGTTACGGGCAGCGGCTTCAGGCGCAGATGGTTGAAGTAGTCGTAGGCCGAGAAGAACTGGACGTTGGCGAAGTCCTCGGCCGCCTGGAAGATGCCGGAGATCTGGAAGCCGGTCTCAGTGGCGTCGTGGAGCGTGGTGGTCGCGGCGCGGCCGGCGAAGCCCTGGAGTTGGATCGTGCGGCGAGGGTCGAAGAGGAGAAGGGGAGATGGCATCGGCTTGGGGATCCCGCGCTGGTAGAGATCCGCTTGACCCGGACGTTCACTCCGGGCTATATCCTGTCGCTATGAAAACCCGCCTCGCTCTACCCAGCACGGTTCTACTAGTCGCAATCCTGTGCGTGACGATGCTACTGCCCTACCTTCCCGGCCGGTTCGATGCATCGGCTGCGGCGCTCTCGTTCTTGATGCGGGTTGCCAGCTATGCAAGCTTGGGATTGACGCCAATCGGTTTGGCTTGGATGATCAGCCGCCGGCGGTCCGGGCTGTGGCGCAGAGTGACGCTGGTGCTGGCTGGGCTGATCGCGTTTGTGACCGCCGTTTCCGCTGTGGCCGTGAACCAACTGGCAGTTGGCGTGATGATTGGTATCGGCGCCGCAGCATTCATTTGGCGTGCGTACTGCCGGATGCAACCCGACTTGGTTCGGGTAGATGACGGTCGGAATTCACTCCCCTTGCGCCTTGCGCTGCTTCCTGTCCTCTTGGTCGCCTTCGAGGCCACAGTGCTCCCACGCGCGGCGGAATGGAGTCGGGACCGCGCCATTGAGCACAGCGGCACTCTCATTACCGAGATCGAGTCCTTCCGGCAGCGCCGCGGACATTACCCGGTCTCCCTACAGTCTCTGAATCGGGATGTCCCTACCGGAGTCGTCGGCATCGAGAGGTTCCTCTACGAGCCGAACGGCGAGGCCTATAACCTGTACTTCGTTCGGCCACACATCGAACTGGACGCCGAAGAAGTGGTTATGTTCAACCCTCGGGACGAGCACCGCTTCACGTCTCACGAGTTGGACCTCCTGCAGTACGACGGCGAACACCTGGCCCTGCGGCGCGGCGATAGGAGACGTACGTCATTGCGTCAGGCGCACTGGATGTCGATCTTGTTCGATTGAGGTGTCTCCGGCCCGCTGCTGCAAAGACGGGCACTTGGTTTGTGGCGAGCTAAGTCTGGATGACCACGGTGAGGTCGCTCCCCGGATCCGGCGACGCGACGGCCAGGATGTCGAAGGCCAGATCGTCGCCCTCGTTGAGAACCGGCGTCGGCCAGATCGTGGGGCGGATGCGCTCGCCGGCGGCATGGTCCTTGGTCACGATTGCCTGGAATGACTGATTCTCAGGATCGACACTGATCACGCGGACATACTCCGCATTCGCGCCGCCGGGGTCGAGGAAGACGAAGCCGCCTGCCACAAGGCCGAGCCGGTTCGCGCCGTAGGAGGCCGTCTGCACGGTCTGCGGGGCGGGACTCGCGCTGACCGCGTTCATCAACACAAGCCCGTAGTCGGCATAGGGAAGGCGGCGCGTGGCGGGGAGCCCCAAGCCTTCGCTGTTCACCAGGAAGTCGTAGGTCGTCTTGTAGGCGTCGGGCAGGGCCTGCGCGATGCCCATGTACTCGAGCGGCTCCCACGTCGCGCCGCCGTCCCGGCTGATCTTCACCAGGAACGCCGACTGGCCGTCCGTCGTGCCCCGCTGAAGATAGGCGTAGACGCAGCGGATCGAGGCGGCGTCCTGCACCTTGATCGGGATCACCACGTTCTCTTGTACCGTGAGCGGGCCGGGTACCTGGAAGGTATAGGCGCCGCCGTTGCAGGTGCGGAGGCCGGGCATGTAGGGCTCGTTGTGCCGCGAGAGCGGGAAGACCGTGAAGGGCCCGTAGCCGAAATGGTTGGCCACGCCGGCCAGCGCCGCGACGATGCAGGCGCTCGGCAGCTTCGCCTCGACGCGCGCGGGCAGCCCCGGCGTGCGGAAGAAGCCCCTGCGGACACTGAAGGTGAACGTCTTCTTGTCGAGTTTGTAGAAGCGGATGCCGGCCAGGTGAGCGCAACGCAGCGTACCGAAGGTGGCCTGGCCTTCGGGCACGCCAGGATAGGCGCGCTGGAGGACGAAGGTCCCCGGCGGCGCCACTTCGCCCTCCGCGCCGGGACCGATGATCTGCGCGCACTCATACGAGCGCCGGCCCGGGTTCGCGGGGTCGGCAGACTCATCGTTGAATACGATGAAATCGCCAACACGGAAGACGCGCCCGGTGTCGGGGTTGACCGTGCAGGTGACGGTGGCCGGGTCGGTCGAAGCGTCAAGGCCGGAGTCGATCGAAGCCCAGAGATCGGTGGCGAGCTCGTCCACGTAGTAGAGCGCCAGCGTGATCTCGTGCGCGCCGACGATGTTCGAGTTGCCTGAGGCGTCGGGCTCGACCGTCATCTCGTCGATGGCGAAGGCGCCGTAATCGCCGAGGCGTGGCGTGCCAGTCAACACTCCGGGTACGCCGGTGTCGATGAGGATCTCCTCAGCGCTCGGCTCGGGCACGACATCGGCGGGCTTCGGGCCGCTGACCAGGTCGTACATCGAGTCCGTTGTCGTGCGGCCCTGGATGTCGATCGAGTAATCGCGGTTGAGCCGCCAGCCGGTCACGCGGAACTCGCCGCTTCCGCCGGGCATATCGGGATGCGTCATCGAGCACACCATGCCGGGCTCGGTGTTGAGGGCCAACACCGTTGTGCGGAAGCCGATCTGGCGCGCCTTCTTCCATTCCTCCGGCGTGATGCCGCCCAACTCTTCGCGCAGGCGGACCGTGATGATCCGCGCCGCCTGCGACTTCGACGCCGTGCCGGCGAGATTCACCGTCGACTTCAGAAACAGCGGCGCTGCTCCGCCGCCGATCAGCGCAGCGTGGTCGATGTCATAGAGTGAGATCGCATTGGCGACAAACTCGAAGTCCTCGTCGGCGAAGTTGGCGGTGAGATGGTTGAAGGAGGGCCGCAGCGGGGCCAGTTGCAGGCTGCGGAACAGGATGTTGCCCTCGGTGAACGCCTCGACCGCTGACGAGTTCACGCGGACGCCGAGTTTGAGCTTGCCGTTGGCGAATGTGTAGTAGCCCAGGCAGTTCATCAGCACTTCCTGGAGCCAGTCGCGCAGCGGCTTTTCTTCCTGAAGCACGCCGCGGAACTTGAACTGCGTCTCCGTGCCTGTGCTGACCAGTTTGGACACCTGCTCGTTCGAGACCGCCGCCGCGGCGATCGCGGCATCGACATCGAACAAGGTCTCGGCGAAATCGAGTTGCTCAGTGGTGGCATTCGCGCCGAGGCGCAGACCTCGCGCGCGCAGGAGCATGTTGATCGCGATCCAGATCGGGTTGGTCAGCGGCGGACCGTAGACGCGCACGCCGGGCGAGGTCCACACCCAGCCGCCGAGGCCTTGCGCGACCACCGCCTCCATGGCGTGCTCGCTCAGGCGCGAAAGCTGCAATCCCTTGGCGTCCGAGCGCCGGATCATGAGGAACGCCGTGCCAGCCGCGCGCTCTGGGCCAGCATCGGTGTCCATGCCGAATGTAGTGGGATTCGGGTCGGGACCTAGGCTGGTCATCAAACCGAGCGGACCAGGATAGCCGTGATGGTATTGCCCGTCGAGCTTGTGGCCCGTGCCGTAAGCGCCCAGCGGCCCTTCGCCCACGATGCCCACAGCGGCGTAGAAGTCGCTCTCGTCCCGGCCCGCCGCGATTTTGCAGTTCACAGGCATTGGCGAGTCGGTGTAGATCTCAGGCAGGACCTGATCGTAGATCGAATCGGCGACCAGCGAAACGGAGGTGAGCGTCGAGCGGCCGAAGCCCCACACGCCGGTCGAGTTGTCTTTGATGCGCACGCCCTGCGGCTTGGCGATGATGCCGCCGTAGTAGTTGTCCATGCCGTGCGTGCGGCAGCCGTTGGGCGTATCGAAGCCCTTGTCGCAAGTGGTGTCGGGGCCCGTGTACGGACAGTTGAGGCCATCCTTGAACTGCTTCCAGCAGGTGCGGGAGATCTTGCGCGTGGGGTAGGGCAGGTTCAGTTCGTAGAGGCCGTCGGCGGCGGTGACGCGGAACTCGGGGCCCGGGTCGCAGGTCCAGTTGACGATGTTGCCCTTCCAGAGATCGAGCTTGATCCCGGTCCCCGTATGGAACAGGCTGAAGGCGATCTCGGCGCGGAACAGGTCGACGTCATTGGCGAGGTCGCGCATCACGCGGTCGGCATTGCCGAAGGTGAACTGGGCCTCGTCGGATTCGTTGCCGATGGATTGCGAGATGCCATCGAATTCGAGGAGCCGCGCCTGGTAGAGCTGGCCGCCGCCCTCGTTTGAATCAATGGTGCAGCGGCGGTCGGAGAGGTAGATGGCCGGGTAGCCCGGCTCGAGCGGCTGGATGCGTATAAGCGGGATGATCTCCTGAACCTGGGAGAGCAGCGCCGTCTGGAGCGCGGCGGGTGGGAAGCGGTGGACGGTCTGGTTCAGCGGATAAGAAGGACTGCTTTGAGGGATCTCGATGAGCGTCACGCCGAGTGAGCAGGCCCAGTCGGCCACCATTTCCCAAGACAGCGGCTCGTTGGCGAAGCGGCAGATGACAGGCGTGGCGCCGATGCCGTCATCGTTTGGCGCATGGAACGTGAACGCGCCGTAGGGGCCGTACTTCGACTCCCAGAAGTTGCGCAGGGCAATGCGATCCGCATCGCGCAGCCACTGCTTGCGAATCGTGAAACGACGCGCGCCGTTGCCGAGTAGAAATCGTTGTTCGATCTTGGCATTGCCCGAACCGAACTGATGGACCACGACCTCGTGGTCCCGGCGCACCTCGAGCGGATAATCGGGCGCAAGAGGAAACACGCCAGTCGGCACGATCTCGGGCACGGTGATGTTGCCGATGGAGTCAGGCAAGTTCGATCAGCTCCAGCGTCAGATCGGTGCGTGCCAACGAGGTGCTCTGCTCCCACGGACTGGCGAAGCGGACGGTGTAGCGCCCTATGACCGTTTGCCCCGTGGGGTCGTGCGAGAACTTCGGGCTGGTCTCGTACGGATCGTAGAAGTAGAACGGCTCTGTTGAGCCCTTGCGGGCGTCGTAGAAATCGCGGAGCGCTGCGAGCTGCGCAGGAGTCAGCCGCTTGGCCAGACGCCAGCGTTTGCGGCTGTTCGTCGCCTGAACGGAGCGCTGCGATTCCCCGTTGCGGTACTCGTTGTCGAGCACCGGATACTCGCGCTCGTGGCCGAAGGCGCGCGAGAGGCTCGCCGGCATGACGGTGAGCGGCGCTGCATTCTGGACCGAACCGGGCATCACGCGGTCACCAGGTCGAGCAGCCGTTGGTCCGGGTGCGCGCCGATGCGGCTCGCGACGAAGCGGGCGTAGTTCGCTGGATGGTTGCCATCGGCCGAGGGCGCGTACACGCGAAACATCTCTTCCGCCGAAGGCGGCTTGCCCTGCGTGTAGCGCCCGTCGAGATATTGCCCGACCAGCACGCGCAGGATACGCCAGCCTTCCTCGATCGCTCTCCGGCTCATCTCCTCGCGAGAGGCTCCGGGAAACCGCTCAGACGCCCACGCCACGAAGTCCACATAGCCGCCATGAGTGGGATACGGCCTGCCGCGCGCGTCGCGCCACTGCCGGATGTTGCCCGGATTCGCGATCCTTTGGGCAAGGGTTGGCTTTGAGGCGGTGGCATAGAAACCTTCCATCTCTGCGATCGCCCGTGCGATCTTCCCGATCAACTCTTCTCGTGTCATGACAGAATCAACCCCGGGCTGAGTTGCAGCCCGGTCATCTCGCGGCGGCCGGCGCTGGCTTTGGTTGCGGTCATCGCCGCCGACTGCACCGCGCGCGGATTCTCGACCACCACGCGCACCGTTTCCTTCTCGAAGAACTCCCTCGCCCCGGGCACGGTGATGTTGATCACCGTGGGCCCGGCTGCGGACGACGGCGCGCCGCCGCCGATGCGGTCCAGCGACAGTCCACTACTGCTCTGCTGGAAGAGGCTCCCTCCCTGCTGAAGGAGCGACACTGGGCGCACCATGGGCGGGAGGCCCGAAGTGCTCTGCCCGGTGGACAATGCATAGAGTTCAACCAGGTCGCGGATCTGCTGGCTGCGGATGGCCAGGTCGAGGTTGCCGCCGAAGCCCTGCTTGGCGATGTTCACGATCTCGGCCAGGATGTTCTTCTCGCGGATGTCGACCCCGTAAGTGGCCTTGATCTTCTCGCGCGCCTTCTCCCGCGCCCCTTTGACGAACAGCCGAACGAGCCCGGCGACCGCACCGATCCCAGCCCCGATCGCGGCGCCGAGAGGGCCGCCGAACTTCGCGCCGATCATTGCGCCGCCGGCGGTGGTCATCGCGAGACCCGAGACGCCGCCGCGTTGGAGGCCCATGAGCGCAAGCGTCGCGCCGCCCAGCAGCGCAGCATTGGAGCGCCCGAGCGCGGAGAGCTTCTGCCCCATGGTCGCCGCTTCCCAGGTCACGGCCTTGCCTGGTGCATACTGCACGCCACCGCCGAAGCCGAAGAAATCCTTCCACCCGCCGAGCAGACCGCTCCAGCCGCCGCTACTTGAGGGGACGAACGGCGGCGTGCCCCAGCCTCCGGCCGCGCCGCCGGGAATGGGGCCACCACCCTGCCCGAAGACCGGCGCCGCGCCGATGCCGAGCAGACCGCCGAGCCTGCCGAGCGCACCGCCACCAGAAGCGCCTCCACCAGCCAGCGACACTCGCGTGCCCGTGAATAACTGCATCAGCATCGCGGCAATGCGCGAGCTAACCACGTCTTTGATCGCGGTCAGCAGCGCCGTCTTGAGCGAGTTGCCGATGGCCGACCAGATGGACTGCGACTTCGTGAGCAGCGCATCGAAGACGCCCTCGGCTTGCCGCTTGAAGGAATCGAAGATCCGCTGATTCTGGTCGCGCACCAACTGCGCCTGCCGCGCGGCCGCCGTTTCGCGCGCGCCCTGAATGGCGGCGTCGGTGGCTTCGTGCTGGAACCGGCGGATCTCATCGCGCTGCGCGGTAAGCTCAGCGATGCGCGCCTGGATTTCGTCGGCCCGATAACCGAGCCGCTTCATCGCCGCCTCTTCCTCGATCACCATCCGCGAGGTTTCGAGGTCAAACAGCCGCGTGCGGATCTCGTGGACCCGCGTGATGTAGTCGATCTCGATCGCCGCTTTGCGCTGCTCGACGGCGATCTTCTGCTCGAGCGTCTGCGCATTCGTGGCATCGAGCACGCGCAGTTGGGATTCGCGTGTGATGCCCGCGCGCTGCTCCTCGATGCCGAGCATCTGCTCCAGGTGATCGAGGTTCCGCTTGGAGATCTCCTCGTTGTATGCGAGCCGCTGGGCGTAGACTTGCGCCTCCAGTTCCAGCCGCCGGCGCGCGGCTTCCTCTTCCGCGGCCAGATACTCGGCGAGATTCTTGCGGTTGGTCTCCTGGACCTCCTTCTGCCAGTTCGCCAGACGGACGCGCAGTTCGCCGATCACGTTCTCCCAGGCCTTGCGCGTGAGGGCGATGCGCTGCTCGTTGCCGCGCTCATCGACGAACGTGGTCCACTTTCGAATCTGTTCCTGAACCTCGGCCACGTCCCGCGCGAATCCCGTAAGTGCGCGCCGCTGCGACTCTTCGAACGCCCGTGCGCTCTCGCGCTCCACCTCCAACTGGCGCTTCCGGATCTCGGCCGCCCGTTTCAGTGCTTCGAGGTCCGGCTCATTCGAGGATTTGATGGTGAGCTTCGGACCTTCATCAGTGAACGGCTGCTCTCCCGGCAGCAGGCGGTTACCGGTGATCAGTTCGCGGATCTGATCATCCGTCATGCCCTGTTTGCGAAGCGCTTCAACGCTGGTCTTGCCGGTGAGAAGCTGATCCCGCAGCGCCTTCCGCTGCATCTCGTCGAAGCGCGCCTGAATCTGATCCTGGGTGTCTTTCCACTGCGAGTAGATGGCAAAGCCCGCGCCGGCGACACCCACCGCGAGCAGGGCGTAGGGGTTGATGCTGGCAAGCTGAAGCGCCGCGATCGACTTCGCGAGAGCCATGATCTTGTCGGCCAGCGCGTAGGTGGCAAGGATACCTGAGACCCACAGCGCCACCTCGCCGAACTTCTTGAGCAGGTCGGTGTTCTCTCGCAGCCAGCCGACCAGGCCGCGCAGGTTGCCGACGAGCGCCTTGAAGTCATCCTGGAACTTGGCTCCAATGTCCTCGCGCAGGTTATTGAACTCGCGCCGCAGCGCGCCCAGCTGCCCTTCGACCGTTTGCGATGCCGCGGCATGCGCGCCCTGGATCTTGGCGCCTTCACGGATGACCGTGTTGTAGCGAAGCTGCTTCTCTTCCGTCTCAGTCAGAGCCCGGCCGAGTTGAAGCTGGGCGATCTGGGCTTCTTTCTGGAAGTCGACAAACAGCCCCAGCGTGCGCAAGCCCCGCGAAGCGCCGGACTCGATCGCCATCACGATGGATTCGAGCGCTTCGCCGGCTGTGATGTTCTGGACCGCCGCCGCGTCCTTGGCCAACTTCGCCAGGCCTTGCGCTTTCGACAGTTCCAGATCGGCCACGATCAACCGCTGCACGGCATGCGCGGCTTCGGTGTACTCGAAGCCGATGTCTTCGATCGCCGCCACCTGCCTGGCCGCAGCGGCCGCGCCCACGCCGTGCGCATTGGCCAGGGCCTTGAGCGAGGCTTCGGCTTTGGCATTCTCGGCCGCCATCATGACCGAGCCAACGGTGAACTCCTTGGCCCAGGTGAGCGCGCTCTGGATGGCGGCGGCCAGCAGGTTCCCGGCGGTCGCGCCCTTGAGCATGGCGGCGGTCATCCCGTCAATGCCCTGCGCCGCGCCGCGCGCAGCTTTCGTGGCGGTCGCCTCGATGTTCGAGAGGTTGGTGTTGATGCTCTTGATGGACTGGTTCGCCTTGTCCACCTCGATGGTGACGACCAGTTCGAGCTTGTTGTCAGCCCCCACAGGAATCGCCCTTGTTATTCAGCAACGACTCATGGCATGCTTTTGTAGTTATGACTTGCCCTGCCTGCGGGCTTGAGAATCCGGCGAGTGCTGATCGATGTGATTGCGGCCACGCGTTCACGCTGGCTGGCGCCTCCTTGCCGCCGGTACAGAACCGCGCGCCAGTCGCTACGAATGGTGAGCAGGGAGCAAAGATGACTACGCGCCCCAGGGTATTTCCGACGATCGTTGCCCTGGCCGTCGGAATTTGGCTCGCAAAGGTGTTGTTCTTTTCGGATAACACCGGCCACCCACGATCAGCAACGATTGGCAGCACTGTATCCGTGTCACAGCCAGCGGTCTGCGCTCCGTCAGAGGACGCTCTGAATCGCATCATAAAAGCGGGCGCTATTGATCGAGAAGAGTTCCTGAGAGCGACAGGCCGGGAAGCGAGACGCGCCGGATGGGAAGGGCCTATATTCGTCGGCCCGCCTGATCGCGTAAAGGTTTTGGAGAAGACTTTCACTAAGGCGCGCATCCGACTAGTAGACGAGAAATTCAAGGACCTGCGCGAGGATGAAACCGAGTGTTGGATTCCAATAGAGGCGGTTACGCCCAATCAGGACCTTCGGTGATCGATCCTCTCTTGATCCAGCCGCTCGCGCTCCTCTTCGAGGACCAACATGGCGTAGAACTCGTCGGCTCGGATTTCTTCAAGGGAAATCCGGATGCCCAGCTTCAGCGCCGCCCGAAGGTCGAGCGCGCGCCGGAGCAGCAGACCCGCCTCGGAGGATTGCGCGGCATCGAGCTTGTCGAGCGGGCAGTGATCGCAGCGGCTGCCGTCGTCGGGCGCGTCGGGGCAGAGGCTCGGGTCACAGAGTTCGTCGCGGCGAAGGGCCCAGTGGATCAAGAATCGCAGGGAGGGCCGCTCCGGCCACTCCCCGGGCGTCAGTTTGGGTCGCCGATCTCCTGGAAGACGCCGTCCACAGCATCGATCGCGGCTTTCACCGCAACGGCTTGGTGGATGACGGGCACGTCGCCCGAGTAGCCCTCGGAGGATTCGAGGAGTTTCTTAAAGAGCGCGGCCGCCGGCGCCAGGTTGATGATCAGTTCCTGGCGGTTGTAGGGCAGATCGAGCACGCGCGCGAAGCCGCGGCGGTACTCAAACACATCTTTAGCCGAGGGCATTCGCAGCACGTGGCTCACCGTGCCGCCGATGACGCGCATCGTCACGCGGAAGCCGTCGCCCACCTGGACCACGTCATCGACATCGGCCTGGCTCAACTGCTCGATAATGCGGCTGGCTTCGAAGGCATCGACCTCGGGCGCGTTTTCCTCCGGCGCGCGGATCCTGGCGAGCAGGGCGGCATCGGCTTCGGCCGAGTCGGGGATCGTCGTTTCGGAGACACCACGCCCCAGTTGCTTCACGATGACCTTGCGTTTCTTCTGGCGTTCGATCCACTCCTCGTCGGAGGGGAAGCGCACGCGGACGGGCTTCACGCCATCGGGCGTGCGCAGTTGGATGGTGATGGGTTGCTTTGCGTCAAACATGGCAGTTCCTTACTGAGCGATGCCGTCCACGCTGCACTTCGCCACGGCCGAGACGATGCCATTGGTCTCATCCCACATCGGCAGGCACTCGACCGACACGGTGACGATGCCGTCGGTCTCGCCGACCTCGGCGGAAGAGAACGAGACCTTGTGCCAAGTGATTTCGAGTGAGTTGTTGGCGTCGTAGGTGAGCGCCAGCACCGCAGTGCCTGTCGTCTGCTGCCGAAGTTTCGTGAGCTCCGTTGAACCGTTCTCGAAGCGGGCGACGAACCGAAGCGTCCCCTGGCGGTTGCCGAACTCGAGGCGGCCGCGGATGGCGCCGCTTGCGCCGTCGCCCGCCGTCTGGAAGCCGGAACCGGGATAGAAGCCGCCGTCCATCCGGACGTTGTTCTTCCACGAGGTTTCGAGCGAAACGATGTTCTTGTTCGAGACGTAGTTGACGCCGTTGATCGTGAGCGCCAGCGACGCCGAGGGCAACAGTTTTTCGACGGTCGCCGCCGGCATCGTGATGCCCGAGGGCTCGACGTACCTGCCCGAGCCGACGAACTCGACCGTGATCTTCGAGTTCGCGCGGCCCGGGCCCGAGCCGATCGAGATGGTCCAGCCTTCGACCACGCAGCCCACGGCCATGCGGTCCACGACGACGCCCGCGCCCGGGCGAATCTGCTCGACGAAGCTGAAGTAAGGCAGTTCGGCCGCATCGCCGTTCGCCGGAAACAGCGGCGTGCAGGTGTAGGTGAAGTTCGGCGCCGTGCCAGACTTCACAACCTTGCCCAGGCCAAAGGCCATCGCCCAGGCGCCGATCTCCGCGCCGAGATATTTCTCGAGCGTGCCGTTCACGTCCCACGAAGTCTGGAACGACTGCGTGGGAAACTCGTGGCCCTTGCCGAACTCTTCGGCGTCGTTTTCCGTGTTCAGCTTCGGGTTGGCGAGCTGCGCGTTCAACTTCCGCAACTGCCACATCTGGACGCCGGTGTTGGGCGTAGAGATGTCGGCCTGCTTCTGCTTACCGAAGCAGATCTGGATCTCCTGCATCCGCGCGACGGACATCAGGCGTTCCCTCCTCTTCCGTGACTTGCCGCCAGCCACGCACCATGAGCGGCACGATCTTCGCCGGCGTGGCTTCCACTTCCTGCACCTCGCCCTCGGGCGAGCACATGAGTACGGTTTCAGTCATCTCCCATCTCCGTGAAACTCAGCGGGACTTCGAAGTAGTCGAGCCCCTCGGCGTCGGTCTGCCGCTGGATCAGCGGCAGGTCCATCGGGTGGCAGGACGGATGCACCGTAGCGCTCAACATCGGCACCCCCAGCGACGACGGCACGCCCTTGGTGATCAGCCGGAACAGCCGGTAGTAGGCTGTGGGCGGGTCGCCCTCGAATGTCTCGCGAGCCCGCAGGTAGAGCGTGACCTGGTGCCGCCAGACATCAACAGTGCCGAAGCTCCACGGCTGCGTCCCCTGCCAGGCGGCCATGATGCCCGGCGCGGGCATCTCATGAATCGCCGCCGCCAGGCTCGCGCGCCTCGGGTACTGATCGTGATAGGCGAAGATCCGCTGCGGGTCGCCCTCCATCTCGGCGACCAGTTCCGGGATATCGCGGAGCATTGCGACCAGGTTGTCGATGAGTTCTGCCGGATTGATCACTGCTGCCTGCCTCCTAACGTGCGCTCGACGATGAGTCTCGGGATCAACTGACGCAGCATCTTTCCGCCTGCTTCAGCCACGGCGGCCTTGTTTTTGGGCGAGAACACCATCCATGCCTCACGTTTCTGGTTGGCCCAGGCTTTGATGCGGTCCTTGCGGGTCGAGAGGCTCGCCTTGGCGCGGTTGTCGGTGACGGTGCGCACGGTGAAATTGGCAAGCATCTGCCCCGTGAGCCGGAGATCGCGGCGGTTGCCCATGCCTTTCCGGGTCTTGAAGATCGCGTAGCGCTTGGTGAGCGGCTTGGCTGCGGAATCTTCGGGGCCCTGTGCCGCGGCGAGCCGCGATTTCACCGCCGCGACGCCGATGCTGCCCAGCGCATACATCTGCCTCTGGCGGAAGTTGAGCAGATCGAGCCGCAGTTGCTTCTTCTGGTAGACACGGACACTCGGCATGCGTCACCCCGAAACAACTTCCGAGCAATTGCGCGGAAGTCTCAACTTGTGGAAGATCTTCCACAAGTCAGCCCGTCTTGCGGAGCCGGAGCACGGCTGCGCCCTCGGCATCAGCCTCGATGTCGAAGACCTTGTAGCGGACCGTTTCGATCTCGACTTCGTCCCCGCGCACGGGCGTCGCGGGCAGATCCGCCAACCTCACGAACAGCACGGCATAGACGCCCGGCGAAGCGTCCTCGGCCTCGCGCACCGGCTGAAACACCGCGCGGACGAAAGCTTGCCCACCGGCCTCGGGCAAGTAGGCGACCACCCGCCCAAAAGCCCGCAGGCAGGCCTCATCCACCCGGCTCACCTGATCCGCGAACGCCATCAGGAGAGGAATGCGCCGTTCAGCCGCACGCGGCCCGTGGCGTCCCCGTCGGCCGCAGCCCTCGCGGCCACACCAATGAGCTTGTTGCTGGCCGCGGTCTTCGTTGCGCGCTTGTTGGTGTTGTCCCAGTAAACAAGGTCGCCGGCCGACCAGGCCGTGCTGCCACCGGTCTCCCGCGTCAGGTCAAAGACGCCCTCGACCTGGAACTCCCCTTCGGCGCCGCTCGCGTAGTCCGCGGCGGCCACGCCGAAGATCGAGCCGACCAGCGCGCCGCCGCCCGAGCTCACCGCGTAGGGCGCGGTGAGCGTCAACGTTTCGCCCTTCTGCACGTAGTTCTTCATATTTCAGTCCTCCTCGATTACGCGCCCGCGTTCTTCTGAAGCCCGCGCCAGTCGATGGCCTTGGCTCCGAAGTCGAGGCGCGCCTTGATTTCGACCCCATCCACGTCGAAGCCCTGCCGCGTTTCGATGTACACGCCGTCCTGGCCTTCGAGGTAGGCGTACTCGATCGTGTCGATTTGATCGGGCGAGGCGAACAGATACCAGGCCGCCGCGCTCGCGGCATCCAGGCGCGGTTCGGCAATCGGCGTCAACGCGCGGATGTAGTCCGGCACGAGATCGGCCGACTTCGCCGGCGCGAGGTTCGGCGCGATCATCTGGAACGCCGTGAGCTGCAACGCCACCGGCACCACCAGGTAGCGCGGCTGCACGTTCAACACCGTGACGCCGTCCAGACCCTTCTGCTTGGCCATCGCCGCCATGCCCGCGCCGAGGCCGGCCAGCGCCAGCGCGCTGCCCGCGCCCGTGTTGAGGTTTGCGTGGTTGGCATGGAACAGCGTCACGCCATCGCCCATCGCCGGGTTCGAGGTGATGATGCCCCACACCGTGTCGCTTTCAAGCGTCGCCGCCGCCACGCCGAAGCCCGCCGGGATGCGCGTGAAGGCGCTCAGATCGTCGTTGATGATGGTTTGGCGCGTGATCGAGACGATGCGTCCATAGGTGGCGAGCTTGTAGGTCTCCTTCGATTCGGCGATCGAGCCGTGCGTGAACTCGCCCTTCTCATTCACCTTCATCAGGCTCGGCGCTTCGCCCAACTGCACGGCGTTGATGTTCTTGAAATCGACCGCCGAGCGCCGCCGCGAGAACGGCAGGAAGGTGCGCGGGTAGGCCTCGTAGGCTTGGCGCAGCGTCTTGTTGGCGACGTCGGCGAGGATCGAGGGGAAGTCCGAGGTCGAAAGCGCCAGCTTGGCGATCTCGTGGCGCGGCAGCCGTTTGGTGCGCGTGCCGGAGGTCTCCAGGCACTCCTTCGCCAGATCGAGCAGCGTCTGCCCGGCCCAGTCTCGGCCCAGTTCGTCCTTCAAGGGGAAGACCGCCGGATCGTAGCGGTGCAGCAGAGCCGCCATGATCCCGGCGCGGCGGGTCTCGGTCTCATCGCGCGTCACGACGGCGGCCGCGCTGCGGATCGGCGTAGTGTCGCTCCGTTTGGCGAGTTCATCGAGCGCCAGCTTGCGGAACTCCTCAAGCGAAGTGCCCGCTTCCACATGTTGAGCTACGAGCCGCGCCTCGAGGCCGAGCGTGCAGCCGACCTTCTCGATTTCCCGGATGCGCGTGCGTTCGGCCAGCGCCGCGGCCTGCCGCACGGCATCCACGTTGATTTCGACACGGGCCCCTCCGCCCACGTCAACGATGGTTTCGTCCATCTTCGTCTCCTTCGGGCCAGTTGCCCGTTCGAACTTGAATCCCGCGCCCGGGTCAGCGCCGATGGGCACCAGCGATACTTCCTCGGGCTCCCAATCGGTCACCAGCACCTGGCGCATTGCCGCCCCCTGCGGCGTCACGTCTTCGGCCGCGTGAATCGCCACGCCCATCGAGGCGTTGCGCAGGATGCCGTCCTGGACGTCCTGCCAGACCGGATCGACATCAGCGCGCTTCGAGAAACGCACCGTCGCCTTGCCCTGGCCGTTCTCGACCCACGCGCGGGTGATCACGCCGATGACGTCGTCGACGGTGAAGTCGCGATGTGAGTTGAGCAGCGGCGCCGAACCGCTCGCGAGGCGCGCCATGCGAATCGCGCCCGGCTCCATCGAAAAACGCATCTCGAACGGGCCGCGCGCGTCGTAGCGGCGGATCGAGGCGCCCGTGTACCAGGCGAGCGTTGCGGTGCGCTCGTCGCGGTCGGCTGGAGCCAGCGCCTCAAACTGGGCTTCCAGCCGTTCTCTCGTTGGGGTCATTCTGAAGCTCCTTGTGTTGTGCGCCGCTCTGGGTCACGCGGCGCGGGTCGCAGTCGAGCACGATGCCGCGCTCATCGAGCAGCCGGTTGATCTCGGCGATCTGTTCAAGCTGAGCGTCGGGGTCGTAGCCCTGCTCGGCGATGGCCTGCCGCAGCGTCAGCGTGCCCGTGCGCAGCCGGTTCAGCGTGGCGACGCTGTCTTTGTATGGATCGACGCTCCCGAAACCCGGCGGCGTCCACTCGGCGCGAA